ACCACCAGTTCTAAAGTCTAAACTTCTAAACATTTTGCCAGTATCAGTTAAGTCTACAAATCCAGTTTGTCTACCCCTCTTTTTTCGGCTTTTAACAGTACCTCTTGCATATGACCTCATATTACCACCATCTGGCAGTTTACCCTTCTGTGTCCTTGTTGTAATCATTTGTATAGCCATATTAGATACTCTTTTTAAGCTTTTATCTATCGTGGCTTTCTGTTTACTAGTAATTTTTTTTAGTAACTTTTCAACTTCAATAGTGTTTACTTTAGCTGATACTTGCATTATCTCACTAATCTAAGGCTGTGTAATGCTTCTTTTTCACTATCTGAAACAGTGCCACCACCATCTTCGTCATATTCAACACCATCTCTAAGAATAGCTTGAAACTCCTCGTCGTATCTATCTCTATAGAAATCTATTTGTACTTGAAAAGCATCTTTGCCTTCGCCAGTGTCTGGGTCTCGCCACTTAGTCAAAATAGGGTAAACATATTTCCATAAACATAAATAAACTACAGATTGTGTCCATTGTGTGTCTGTAAGCTTAGAACTATCCATTTCTACTGATGTAATCTTGGTAATGTCCTTGTATCTTACTTGATGCCTATATCTTTCCCACCATTCTTCACGAATACGTCTTAAAACATCATTTTCAGCAAACTGTAACTGGTCTGCAAAATCAGCTATACCAAAACCTAAAATGTCTGGTTGGATTTTTGTAAGACTAGTATTAGTTACATTAAATTCGTTTGTAGCCATTAGTCAGCTTTCTTTGTTGTTTTCTTAGGCTTTGGGGCTTCTTCCATTACTGGCTTTGGTTCTGGCTTTGGCTCTACTTTTGGTTGTGCTTTAGGCTTACCATCATCAAGCTTCCAACCTCTTATACCCCAAATCTTAATATTGTTTTCGTAATCTACTTTGCTTCTTTCGATTACTCTATCACCTTTTACAAGTTTCACCATTTCCATAAGCATAATTCCTTAATAAAAAGGGGTGGTTTCCCACCCCATAGGTTGTTAGTTAGCAACTGAATCTGCTGTTAACTTAACTCCATAACTATCATGAAGTTCGCCAACACCATAAACTGCTGTAGCAACTATTTCATCTGCTCTTAATGAAGCATCTCTTTGTGATTCAATCTTGAGGTCTTGCATCATTGCTAAACCTAAAGCATCTTGTGAGAATACACCACCAATACTATCATCTGAACCATCTACTGAAATGTTTGATGATTCAAATATTTGTATTCCTGCAATAGTTCCAACAAAGCCAGTTCTCATAGCTTCGTTACCTAAATCTGGAATATTTGATGAACCTGCAAATGTATTTGTTAAAGACTTCTTTACATTAAAGATTTGCTTTGGATGAAATACACCATAGTAAGGGGCAGGGGCATTAGCTGTTCTTAGTTCAGCACTTGCTTCAAATAAGTCTTGAATTGTTAACTCTTGACCTGCTCCACCACCTTTTTCTGTGGAAAATCCAGTAAACAATGCTGATAAGTCACTATCTACTTTCTTTGCTATTGCTTCACCAAATAATCTACCAATATCACCTGCAACATTTCTTGATGCTGAGTTTCTTGCTAAATCAGTTAGTGTTGTCATGATACCAACTTCAGATGCTGTGATAGTTACTGAACTTGGGTTCACTGCTGTATTTGATAAATCTGTTGCTTCTGCTACTGCTGATGCTGAGACTGTTGCATAAATCGGTACTTCTACTGACTTACCACCACCCACAATATTGTAGTTTCTAACAAGATTTCTCATAATTGACTGCTCGCTTGCTACGAACAATGCTTCTGCAACTATCTCGGTGTATAGTTCCGAAATGGTTGAACTGGTTGTTTCATTCGCCATTTTTTTCTCCTATAAATATGACTAATTAATTATTTACAACAATCGTTCTGGGTTGTGCATTACGTTGCTTTCTATATTCAGCATACTTTTGCCTATCAGATGGATTGTTCATATCTAAATCACTCAAATTTAAAGGCTTATTGAGTTCTTGCCTATCCACATTTGACACTGTGCCACTGCCACTAGGGGTTGCAGAAACAAAGTGTGGGTTCTGTGTTAAAAACTCTTGTACTAACTCGTCAGTAGTAAAAAGTTCCCCTTTTGAATTATATCTTGGTAATCCATTATTATCAAGTATTTCTACATTACCACTTTCATTTAGCTTTATTTGTGGCTGTAAAAGGCTAACAACTTGGTCTGGATTAATAGCTTTATTCTTTGATGCAGAAGATAATAAAGATTTATTTATTTTAATATCCTTTAGCTGACTTTCTAGGTTTGCCCTTTCGCTATTCCATTCTTGAGTTTTATTTTTTAAAATTTCCTCAAACTCACCCTTCTGGATTTTTTGCTTTTCTTCTAAATCTTTCTGGGTTTTGACTGCTGTTACAGCTATGTCAATATCATCAACACCTAGCTTTTTATACATTTGGCTTCTTTCTTGAGCCAGTCTCTTTTTCACTATTTCTGTAACTTGGTCTTGAGTAAAAGTATTTTCAACTGGCTTTTGTTCAGTCTCTTGCACTTCTGCATTTGGTTCAGCAGTTTGTTCTACTTGATTTTCTTCCATTTTATATCTCCTTAGTTGGATAGTATACTTATAGCAAATTTAATCTTCTTGCTCAACCCAATCATAATTACCCTCTTTTTGTGCTATTTCTGGTAATCTAATCTCCAATGCTTCTAATAACCATCCAAACTCTAGCTCTTGGTTATCTGCAATATTTTTTTCAATTTCTTTAAATCTTTTATAATCATTTAGATTTAAATCTCTTTCTAATCCAATAATATCTTTTGCTTCATTAAATAATTTGCTCATTTTACTTTCTCATCTAAAAATTTAATAAATCTTGGGTCAACTAATTCTGTTTTTCCTAATTCATACAATGCAAAATTTTCACAAAACCATTCAAATTTATTGTAATCAGCATATTCGGTTGCACTTTTGCCTTTAAACCTTCCAACTTTTTTTAAATCTTGTTCTAGCTGTGGAAAATAATAATCTCTGGAATCTGTGTTATATTTATGTTGATGAATGTGATGCCCAAATTCATGATAAAACGTACTTCTAATTTTATCTAATCTATTTTCAAAATATGAGTCAGCCGTAAATGGTCTATCAGCTAAATTATCTCCCCTTTTCCATTTTGATAGCTGTTCTCCAGTTCTATCTAGGGTAACATATCTTGGGTTCAATTTTAATACACCATCTCCCATTGATGCAACAGTACTAGTATCAGATGTCATATTTATACCTCTTAATTTTGGTACATCATATTTAATAGCTAATTCATCTAATTCCTGCATCAAAGCTTCCATAATTCCATAATCTTTTTCAGACCATTTAAATTCTTGTGGTTTGCCATTTACTAATCTTTTTTTGTTTATGCCATCCTCTATTTTAATATGACCAATATATTTTTCATTATGTGCCCTAGCTTTGATAGCACTTCTAAATCTTAGTGGTGGTTTTCCGTTTGTATCTTCTTGATACCTTCCATCTTCTGCATTTTCTTTAAATTGTTTGCCTAATTTATTTAGTATAAAAGTTTTTGAAACTTCTTTGACTTGATTTAATTTAATTTTATTATTAAGTGAACTTGTATTTACAACATTTAATGTTTCATCAAATGCTTCTTCTTCTGTAGGCAATTCATCTACTTTTTCTTCACCCCATGCAGGGTCTGTGGGTATCCAAGTGTGTCTGCATCTATAACCACCCCTAACAATAAAAGGGTCTCCAGTGGACTTTCCTTGCCATGCTCTATTGTTCCACATATCCCTTATTTGTTCTTCTGTAAGTGTCCTATTAAGCATTTCTTGGCAAAAAGGTCTACTATCCCTAACTAAAGTGCCAGTGTATCTATAATGATTTAATCCTGCTTCTTTTGCTTTAGCCACTGTAAACTGCCCATGAAACTGCATCACTGAATCATGTGCTATTTGACTTGCATAACGTCTAAGATTGTTTCCTGCCCTATCTGAAGCATATTGAGTATGCAATTTTCTTACAGCATCTTCAACTGCAACCTTTTGAGTTTCATCAAATTTATTCTCGTTAATAAAATCAACTAATTCGTTTATCTCACGAGTATTTGACGTTTTATACACCCCATTTATGTGAGATTTGATATTGCTAACCATATCCTCAAATGGTCTACCTGCTATTGTGCTTTGGTATATTTCATCATTTATAACTTTAGAAAATCTATCAGCTATATCTTCAAATCCACTAAATGATTGTGTCTTTAGAGCATTGATTGTCTGTAAATCTACTTCTGTAAGGCTCTTAAACTTGCTAGGAATAGGCATTTCACCAAAAGTGTCTAATACCTCTTTGGCTATCTTATTATATTCCTCATTGATGATTATATCGGCTTCATTAAGGAAGTTATCAGCTACTAACTTTCTTATCTGTGGTTGTAATTGTATTGCTAGTCTTTGAGATACTAATTGCCCTTTTGTGGCTCTTGTAACTTCCTTAACAACATCTTCTTCTAGCTTGTATAAGACATTTATAATACGTTCTTCATGTTGGTCAGCTAATTTTTCTAAAATTCTGGACATATTTTACAATGGAAAGTCTTTTTTCCATGCCCTTATAGACCAATATGCAGGGCTTAGTGTCTTTTGCCCTTTTACTTCTTTTAAAACACCACCCATTCTAGCTAAAAATGATTTTTGCCTTGCAGGTATGTTTTTCTTTATAGACATACCCCTAGCACCAAACGTAACTTTCTTAACATTACCAGTTGCCTTATTCTTGACATAAACACCAAACTTTTTCCTTTTAGATTCTGCTGTAGATAACCTAAAAGGTTTGTTTAGTTTTACTTCTTTTCCTCTGTATTTTGCCATTGTTCTCTATCATCTAATCTTTCGTTAATAATTAAATTGCAAACTACACACTGGTAAACATCTTTGAGTTCAGTTGTTTTTACACTTGATTTGCCACAAGGACACATTTTACGTTTATTCTCCAAGATTTTGTAGTACCAAATCAAATGTTCCAGACATTGAAATAGTACCAGAATCTAAGTTCTTTGCTCTTAGTTCAATATCAGTTTTACCTTCAACTACTATAGGGTTAGGCAAATCAACAACCATACTGTTTCTGTAACACTCAACTAAGTTTTTAACTTGGAAAACACCACTTGTAGGTCTTACAAATAATGCACCCATACCAGTTTTATTTTCTTTACCTGCTGAGAATTGCATTCTTGTGATGTAACCCTTGTAGTTATTTGGGATTGTATAAACAGCAACTAAACTTTGGTTTTCAAAATCTGTAGATATTCTAACCTGCTCATTACCACCAATAGTAGCTGTAATGTTTCCTGCATTTTTTCCACCAGTTCCTGCTGTTTGTACTGACATTCTAAATAATCTTATGTAAGTATTTGTGGTTACTACGTTTGTAGTTCCGTCCATAGTTACAGTTTCAGATTGTAAATCATAGTTTTCATCTAATCCTTCAATTAATACAGTTCTTGCTCCAGTTCCTGCTGAATCATCATCTGTACTAGCTGAAACAACTGTAACTGCTCCTGCTGATGTAGGATAAGTAATATTAGCAGATGCTACACTTACTAACTCAAATGATGTACCTACTGCCCCATTATATCCAAACTTATTAATAGCACTGAATTTATTAATTTCACCTTTTTGTAGTGCCAACCCAAATGGTGCATTATTTATACTAGCAAAACTCATTTATTTTCTCCTTTTTCGTTTACTTGCTCTTGAAATTATATCTTTATCAAATGTACCAGACCTTCCACGACTGATTAGTTTATTAACTCTTGCCATAGCCCATGCTGACATTGGTATTCTTGGTCTGCTCCCTGCTG